ATACTCCTCTGCTTGTTTAATCTGTTTTTTTAATTCCTCTAAGCCAACATATGACTTATCAAAGTTAGGGCTTCTCATAGTAGTGCCACTAATAAAATCACTAAGGCTATTTGAAGCAATTCCTAGAGATTCAGCAAGACTCATTACAGAAAAGCCATAGCTATCTAAAAGATACTTTATATCCTTACGCATTTTAATCTGCTCTATCTCTCTAATCATTTCCTCTTCCTCATTAACTTATCTTCCTTCCTTTGCAAAGACCATTCTAATAATCTATAAAAATATTTACTAAACAACTTTTTCATTACTACTCCATTTTTTATAACTTTTTTCTGCCCAAGAAAGGGAATCTATTCCATTCAAAGCCCACCACATACTTTCCCTACCAGTTCTATGACAATCCATATGGTGTTCAGCACATAATGGAACTACCCATTGGTCACCATTTTTCATTCCCCATCCTCTTCTTTGTGCATGTCGTAAGTGATGGGCATGAACTCCTTCTTTACTACATACAAGACAAGGATATTTTCTAACAAATTTTAAATACTTTTGACTTCGTATTTTTTCTTCTTTCAAAATTAACTCCTTGTAAAATTAGGTGAGTCTTTTTAAAGTGAGACTCAACACTCAGCAATTATTGGTTATTGTTTTTTTAAGTCTGTACAAACCCCCACGCAATGTGGAAAAATCAGACTGAGCAATTATTAACTAGCTAATAGTTAAAATGGCAAATCATCGTAAGAGTTCTCATTCTTAACGCTTGATTCAACATTTACAGTATCAACTACCTCTTGAGTTGCTTTCTCTTTGTCGCTTTTGTAAGTGTCCATTTCTAAAGCACAGTATAGATACTCTGTATTTTGCCCAGTCTTTGGATTTACATTCTTAGATACTCTATGCCACATAGCTATGCTTAAATCAGCACCTTTCTCTCTTCTTGTATCTGACTTGATAGCTTCAACCATTTCTTTTAGCAACTCAGAACTAATAGTTATAGTACTTTTATAATCAGGATGTGTTTGCTTTTGCTTGTAGCCATTCTTAAACACATTCCCAGTTACCTTAGCTTTGTTTTTATAATCCATTATGATATTTCTCCTTTTTTAGTTTTAAATAATTCTACAATCTTCACAAAAATATCCTTGTGTCTACTTTCGATTATGTCGATTGATGGTTTGTTTTGAATAAAGATACTATTCATTTGTTCTATATCTTTACACATTTTAAGAGGTACTTGTATACCATCTAAAAATAGGTTCGCCCAATTCTCGTCATGTTCATCTTTGACTTTAGGCTCTGACTCTTCTTTTTGTTCAGAAATATCTTCTTTAGTTTTAGTTTGTTTATCAGGAATAGGCAAGTCAGTTCCGGCATAAATATTTATGCCTAATCCGTACATTCCTAAAGTTTTAACAAGACTTCTCATCTTAGCTTTATTAACTTCACTTGCATTTGGATTAATAACTGCATTGTTTTTGAAGTCCATTACAGGCAACCACATCTCTCTTGCTAGGCTACCTATGGTCACTCTACATCTAACCTCTGCTGTTCCATCCGGTAAAACTACATAAGGAACTCCAGTCTCTTGATTTTCATAAAAAGTATATTGAGCATCAGGAAAATAATCCATCATAGTTGACCATGCATAACTCCAAGACAAATAACTCAAATTCATTTTCTTTTCTACCTTGTCACTTACATCAATCTTACTTAATGTTTTCCATACCAGTCCATAACTTATTTGTTCCATAGCTTGTTCTTTATTCTTATTCTCCATCTTGCATACTCCTTGTTGCTTGTATTAATAATTTTGTATCTGTAGATACGAATTCGTCAAAGGTCATTTTTTGTTGCGTTATGATACGCCTAGAATAATCTTGTATAAGAATATGCCTGTCATCTTCAAACGCTACCTTGATATGTGGTATGCCTTCGCTAGATAAGACTTGCATAAATCCTATTATCTTTCTCAAAACCTCTTCATTTTTCATTGTTAATTTATTTCCCACTCTTTCTCCTTTTTTGTTTATTAACTTGTTAATATTTAAACCACTCGAATTATTCAACATGGTTCGTTTTGCTCCACTCTTGATATTGGTTACACCATTCATTCACCTTGCAATAGTTTCCAGTACATCTAATAGGCTCTCCTTTTCTTTCGTCTATCACATACTCTTTACTATCTTTGGTAGTCTTGCTTTCTTTCAAAAACTTTTCAGCTTCTTTTTTGTTATCAAATACTCTTAATGCCCTGACATTAGATTCTTTTCTAACAGCGTACTTGTCCTCTCTCTGCCATCTTTCTTCATCAGTACATTCAGACATAGACTTATTACTTATAAAGCCATACACAGTCTCCTGATGTAATCTAACCCTATCCTCCATGTATTTCTCTTGCTCTTTAAAAGACCATAGCTTTATAGGTACTACTAATATTTGTTGTTGAGGATATTTGAAATCTCTTTTTGCATTGTTTCTATTCCAATCTCGCAAAAAAGTTACAATCTTTAAGTCTTTAATTTTCTTTTTCTTTTCCTTAGCAACTAAAAAGGCATAGCAATTTAATTGTCTTTCCCAATCCAACTTAGGATTCTTGACACTCCAAACACTAGTGAATTTATAATCCAACACGCTAATACTTCCATCACTTTCTAATTTTTGAATATCAATAGCACCGGAAATTGTCCAGTTGCCAACTTCAGTAAACAATCTCTCTTCAACTAAGTGATCATCATCTGCACCCTTCTCAGTTATATGATGGATAGCACTACCAAGATTTGCCCAAAAAGTATCGACAACATCCTCTGAAATATTATTTTCATTTGCCATCCTTAATACTGATACTTGAGGACTATCTATTAATTGCGTAATAGACCTATCTGATTTACCTCTTGAATAATCTCTACTCTTAGCAAGGTTTACTAAAGTCTGAGGTAGATTATGTTTGTTGGTTATTCTACTCGCCATATTCTAATCCCCCCATCGACTTCTCTTGTAATTATAGAAAAATTATCTTTCCTTTTATGTTTGATAACAGACTTTGCATAGCCAATCTGATTCCTAAACTTCATAGCGTTTAAACCTTCCGGTATAGGCACTACAAAAGATTCATTGACTTCAAGGGTTTGTAAGCACTTAGTAATGCTATTAGGTTTTCTTCTAACTTTTCTATTGACAGGTGGTATTGGTATATTCTTTTCAATCTTAAACATTTTTACTCCTTTTTAATCTTTACCCTTGTCATTATATGTATTTTGATATTAAATACAAATACTAAATTAAAAATTAATTATATAAATATTATGAATAAAGAATTATATCTTTCAGTTATATATCAAGCGATAAGAGATGCTGTATCGAATGATGATAAGAAAGTTTATAAGGCTTATGATTGGTTTGGCTCAAAAGACTTTGATAAGTTATGTGAACTATCTGAATTAAATTCTAAGTCATTGAGACAATCTTTAGTTAATTTAAGAAGTAGTGATAACCCAAAGACTACTGCCGATAATATGATTTCATCTATTAGGGCTTTAGTTTGGCAAAAGGAAAGTGTTGGAAAAGAGACCTAGTATATAACTAGATAGTTTAATACTAGATATGTTTTAAATAATAGATATAAGTATAGTTTAATACTAGATTATATGAATACTAAAGATAAGGAGTAAAAAATGCAAGAGGTAGTTTCAATAATTAATTCTCAATACATAGAGGATTTTGCAAACAAGAGGATAGAATGTCCATCTTGTTCTCATGGTAGAAAGAAGAAAAATCAACGAACTTTATCTCTTACAAGAGATGGCGATAAGGTTTTATATCAATGTTGGCATTGTCAATTAAGTGGAGTAGTAGACATGAACAAAAAGAATAATGTGGTGGTAGAAAAGAAAGTAGAAAAAATAATCCCAATGAAAATACAGCCGTTAACCACGGCTAGAAAAGATAAACATGAAAACAAAATGCTTTCAGACAGGGGTATATCAGATGCTACTGCCGAAAAATATGGTGTCTTGTTTGACAGGAGAGGGTTCAATGGGGTTGGGGTTCAAGATGCTATAGGATTTCCATATTACAATGACAAGAATGTTTATGCGATTAAATGGAGAACAATTGAGGGAAAAGGTTTTACTCAAGAGGGGTCAGCTAGAACGCTGTTTGGGTTAGATAGATTAACTATTGACGATTTAATAGTTATTTGTGAGGGAGAATTTGATGCTCTTGCACTTTTTGAAAGTGGGGTTGAATGTGCTATGTCAGTTCCCAATGGTGCTGTTATGAAAGTTTCCAACAATAAGATTTCTCCACAAGAGGATAAAAAGTTTGCTTATATTTGGAACGCCAATGAGCAATTAGATAAGGTAGATAAAGTAGTTCTATGCTGTGATAAAGATTCTTCAGGTGAAGCTCTTACAGAGGAACTTGCTAGGCGTATAGGTAAAAATAAAGTTTGGTTAGCAACACTACCTGATGATTGTAAAGATGCGAATGAAACACTTCTGAAGCATGGCAAACAAATACTCAAAGAGTGCATAGAGAATAGTGAGCCATATCCTTTATCCGGTTTATACAAAAGCGACCATTATGAAAATAGTGTTATTGATTTATATGACAAAGGCTTTATGACAGGAGCTTCAACAGGCTATTCAAATGTAGATGAGCTTTTTAAAATTGCTGGTGGTCAGTTATCAGTTGTTACAGGCATACCATCTTCAGGAAAGTCTGAGTTCATTGACATGATTATGATGAACTTAGCTAAAAAAGAGGATTGGAAATTTGCTGTATGTAGTTTTGAGAATCCACCGGATATACATATTGCTAAACTATCTGAAAAATTTATTGATAAACCATTCTTTAGTGGTGCGACTGCAAGAATGAATGAGGATGAGAGAGATAATTCTCTTAAATTTATTGAGGAACATTTCATGTTTATTGATTATACGAATGGTGAGTCAAGCACAATAGATTCTGTGCTAGAAAAAGCAATTGGGGCTGTTAGACAGATAGGAGCAAGAGGTCTTGTCATAGACCCTTACAACTATCTTGACATGGATAAAAATTCTTTATCTGAGACAGATGCTATATCAAGTATGCTAACCAAGATAAGTCAATTTGCAAAAGCTCATGATATCCATGTTTGGTTCATTGCACATCCCACTAAATTATATCCGGATATGAAAGGAAAAATTCCAGTACCAACAGGATATTCAATATCAGGTAGTGCAAGTTGGTTCGCTAAGGCAGACCTAGGAATTACAGTTCATAGAAGTGAGGGTACTGATGTAGAAATACATTGTTGGAAATGTAGATTCAAATGGATAGGTACGCAAGGTGAAACAATGCTAGAATATTATCCACCTACCGGTGTTTACTCTGAAAAAAGCAATGAGGTGAATTATGTTGAGGAATTTGATTGGGAATTTTAATCCTACAGATTTAGGAACTAAAGAATTACACTCGCATTTTGAATGTGAGTTAGAGGATTTGGGGACAGGAATATATAGAACTAGAATTAAGACTCAGATTTATATAGATAAGTTATTTATTAACTCGTTAATAGATGAGTCTCAACATCATGCCGGTGAATTTATTTATAAATTAGCATCAAAATCCGGTATGTTCCCATCATCAGTTAACATGAACGCTACGTTCCAAGATGGTGGTATGTCAAATACTGCTTCCCATAAATCCTTAAAATCTGTTGTACTTACAAGGATCACAAAAATTTTAAGAAACTCCCGTACACCAGCATCCCAAAACACAGCTATTGGTCTACCTGATTTTCTTATAAATGTTGTTTGTTTTGATAAACCTATATCAAGCGAACAAGAATTGCACCTCTTAAAACTGGGACTAAATGCAATATCTGAACGCTTGTATAGAAAAAATTTAGATAACTCTAAAGAATGTTGTATTAATGCTGTTGAATCTGTTGTTCAAGCATAAATACTATTTGAGAAGATAGACTCCTCCTATTCTCATCAGCTATCTCTTGTATAGACATCCTTAAACTATCAGGCATACGCGTTGTAACATAGCCGGTTTTTGGTTTAGGTTGTTTTGTAAATTTTATTGTTGTTTTCATTTTCATTATTACTCCTTAATGTATGCTTGAAATTTCGTTAAATAATTTTGTTTGTTCTTCAAAGGTTCTGTGAAAAGCTGTAAAGCTACCATTAGATTCTTCGTGTAGTATTTCAAAGTAAACCTCCTCTTCATCTTCATCTACAACTAAAGAAAATAAATCCCCACACTCTCCACAAACAGTCTGAGTATCTTCGTCAAAAGATATTATTCTGTGTAGACAACTTACATTTTTCATATCAACACCACGCCCTAATTAATTTTCTAGCTAGGGTATGTCTCTCATAAAATCCTAAGTCTTTTAAAAAGTTATTATTTAAGAAAGCATAGTTATGCAATAATTCTCTTGATATTTCTTCAGCATTATCGCTTTGCCCACTTAGATAAATTAATGTAGTCATAATATGAAGCATATGCCTTTCTTTTTCATTTAAACTCATTCCCTTTTTTTCTTTTACTTTGATTGAGACAAGGGGTTTACTTACAGGACTGATAACTGTTTCATAAACCAACTCATCTTTTTCTATTATATCTAATAGTGTACTTTCGACTTCTTCCCTTTCCGGAATATTATCAAAATCTAAAGTCACTATCACTCTCGTTGAATATTTTGCCATTATTTAAACTCCTTAATTAAATTACTAATATATTTTCTATTCTCTTCTATACTTCTAACACCCTGAGATTGGTCATAAGAATAATCTCTACCAACATAAATTTGAAAAGATTCTATCTCTGACAAATCCTGAATTTGTGATTTGTTTGAGCAATAAGCATTTCCAAAATTTTCTTCCAGCGTTTCTACACGCCAACTTGTAGGATTAGCACCATTGTTAGAGAATTTATTATGCATCCAAGGGTACAACTTACTATGATTTTTTCCATTACCACCATTGTTACGAATGATTACAGGTGTATAAATATTTCTACCTTTGCACTTTTCATCTTTCAAGACTATGAACCAGCTAACATCAGTAGCCCAACAATCTTCAAGATTTCCTAAGAAAACTGCTCCTGATTTAATATCTTTGATTCTGCTTTTGAGAGGTTTTCCAAATACTTCTACTAAATCTTTGTAATTAGCAATGATACGAGATGGAAAGTTTCTTAAATTAGCGTCAAAAAATATCTTTAAAAATGCTACTTCTTTATCAAAATATATTTCTTGCCCATGAGCATGACTGTCAAAGAATATATGACTATGAACATTGTATCTTTGTGGCATACTTTTTAATCCAATTGACTCATTAGTATCAAATGGTTTTTTATATATGAATTTTCTTTTATTTCCCATATTTTCTCCTTTTTGTGAAATTGAGGCTCATGTAAGCCCCCTTGTTAAGTTTTGTTTATGCAACCAATAGATAGGTATACCCTTAAAATTAAACATTAGACCAATCATGTTTTACAAACTCTTCAGTTATCCAAGCATCCTCTGAACCAAATGAAGTTGTTTCATGCACCAAATGGCAAACTCTAACTTTTCTATTTCTTTCCGGATGTAAGATATTCAAATTAACTTGATTCATATCAACTAAAAGATTAAAAACTTTTAGTAACTGTGTATCAGCATCAGATATATCTGTCGTGTCTCCGGTACTTCTATCTACTTTCGTATAAATTTCATTACATATTTTTACTATTTCTATTGTTGTTTTATTGAGCAACTCCTCGTTTCTTATTGTCATAATGACTCCATATTATTTATTAACAGGTTAATATTTATTCTCCAAGTACCACAAATCCATTAGCTTTAACTTTAGCTAAAGTCGTTTCATTGATTCCTCGTAAATACCAAACACCATACCTATCTTGATAGGATTTTTCCCTTACAGGGTCTTCTACACCACCAATGTTCATTCCATAAAAATCTTGTAGATAACAAGATAGTTTATAAACAGCATATTCATAGTTTTTTTTCTTCATAACTTATCCTTTTTTATAGTTGGAAAGTGTCCTTGTTTAACTAGTCTAGTTTTCTTATCAATTGCTTGACTTAAAGTTCTAAATTTAGCCACCGGAACAACACTCTTTATCAATTCTTGATATACAAATATCTTATACATCTTTTACTCCTTTTTTAACTACATAAAGATAAGAACTATTGCTTCTTTTAGTCATGTAACCAATATGATCTATATCATCAATTACACATTCTCCAATTTTATTTGAGTTATCTAATTTTTTATTCTCTAAATAACAAGGCAACCCACCAAATTCAATTACTGGTTTACTCATTAGCTTTTACTCCTTCTTTAAATTCAATCATTTCTCCTAACCATGCACCAAGAGGTCTGATAATATTAAAATCATCTGTTGGTTCACAATCTTCAATGTTTACTTCCCATCTTTTCCAAACATTACTAAGTTCATTTAGTAATACATCTATAATCACATATCTGTATTTACAATGTATTACTTTTGCCGGATAGATTTTGTTGTTATCAGTCCAGTCTTTGTAATAAATTTTTTGTCCTCTTTCTAATTTAGCCATTAGCTTTTCACCTTTATATATTGTCTTGTTAAAGAATGTTTGAACCAATCAGTATTTGTTTTCTTATCTGAAAACATATACATAATAGGCTCGTCTTTACTCAACTGTGATTGTGTCCAAAAGTTCTTAAAAATATTTTTAATATCTTTTAAATCTTTTGTATAAATATTATTTTCCATACTTACTCCATTTTTATTATTTACTATCAATTGATAGCACCAATAACACCCCAATCATTGGGATGTTTTCATAGCATCTCAGCTAATCATCAGTTGGTTTATCTCAATCCAATTTTTCTTTCCAAGTGCATAGTAATCACTTGTCTCATATTTTTAATAACATAATCGAATTGTTTAGGGTTAGCTTTTGCTATCGCAAATAGAGAATCCATATCATGAGGAATTACATTCTCAATCATGGATTTTTTACTTACATACGATTTAAGTTCTCGCATCAAATCGTCTTCTAAGTCTTCTAATGTGTCTAAGTATTTTGATTTTTTCATAATTTCGACCCTCCAAGGTCATATTAAATTACCAATAACAGACAGCACTCGCTATCTGTTTTCATGTCATCTCAGACAATCATCAGTTGGTTTAATTATTAACAGGTTAATAGTCAATGTTGCCTAAGCAACATCAACTATATCTCCAAAGGTGAAGTAACTTGAAGTCTCGGTGGTAGCCCAAACTACAGGATATTCAGGCTCAGTACATGGCGTACAATAACCATCAGTAAGATAGATTAAGAATGAGATATCATTGTCTAACTCTTTATCTATATATTTGATTACAGGTTCATAATCAGTGCAACCACCTCTCATGTAATGTAATTCAATCTCTTCACCTCTACCAAAGGTATCAACTCTTCTAACAGCATCATCACAATAGATAACTGTAAGCTCTTCGAAGTCAGCCACTTCTTTAATGTCATTTGCACAACTTATGTACATGGCTTGATCTTCTTTATTTGTAGAACCACTGATATCAATAGCAAGAACGCCTTTAGCACTCGGCTTTTTTTCACAACTAGGCAAGTAAAGGTCTTGATGTATAAACCTTCTATTTACATTATTGAAGTTGTAATCGCTAGATGGGACTTTGTCCAATACTAAGTTCATTAGGATTTCCTCCCAAGATACTGAATTGTCTTTTACGACATCCATCATGCCTTTAGTAGCATCTCCCATACCTTTACTTGAGAAACCCTTAGCACTTTGCTCTGCTTGAAGCACTTGTATTGTTACCTCTATGTCTGCATCTTTTACTTGAGATTCTGTGAGTTTCTCTCCATCATCTCCAACAGCATCAATAACCTCTCCAACCAATTGGGCGTTATCGTGTTGCTTATCTTTGAATACTTGATCATAGACAGTTTCAGTTTTTTGATTGACATATTTTCTATCAAACAATCCACCATCAGGCAAAACAAACTTATGCTCAAATAGTACTGCATTGATAACGTAATCACCGGCAACATTCCAATATTGAGGACATCTATTTTTTCTTCTCAGGTGGTGTTTGAAAACGATATGTAAAACTTCGTGAGCAATAACACCAACTCTTTCTTGATGGGTAATACTCAATACAAAGTCCTTGTTATAGAACAAGTGAGTACCATCAACAGCCATAGTATCAATATCATCTCTTTCAACCATCACCATTCCTAAAGCAATCTTTCCAAAAAAGGGATGTTTGATAATAAGTTCAGTCCTAGCTTTCGTCATTTCTTGCATTATCAATCTAACCACCCTTCAAGACCTTCGATAATCTCATCAGATTTATCAGCTAATTCTTTAGCCTTATCTTTATCATCTCTCAATGATTGAGCATCGATGTTTTTGCCAGTGAAAATATCCATCAGACCTTGATGAGCCTTATGAATTTTTGAATCACCACCAATATTTAATGCCGGTATAACTTCGCAAAGTTCCATAACTTTATCAAGCGTTGAATCTCTAAATGTTTCACCTGCTTTTATTTTTTCTGAAAAGTGTCCAAGTACGCCATTGATTTTATCAGTAACATCTTTGGTTATCTTTTCAACTCTATCCTCTTCTTGCTTCTTAGCATTTTGTTTAAGTTCGTCAATCTCATCTTTAGATAAATTAATTCTAATATCATCAGTTGATGGAACGACATTCTTAATAACTTCGCAAGAAAAATACTCTCCAATTTCAGTCTCATGAGGGAAATCATTTGAATCAAAGTTAGCACCAAATTCATGCTCGGCACTTTTGATAATCTCCGGATATTCAGAAACAAACTGTTTTACCAATTTCTCTCTATCATCTCTATATTCTGAAAACCTTTTCTCAAACCTATCTTTTGCATCGATAGGTAATAAGTAGTTTCCATTGTTATCCCATGCATGACAAAAACCTCTATATCCAGCACCTGAATAAATGCAGTCAGTTCTTATCTGTCCATCAATTTTTTTAATCTCTTTTAATGTTTTGGACTTAGTAAGTTTCTTAGAAACTGAATACAAACTTGCATCAGTATTAGAATCATTACCTATTTTTTCTGATAAGGATTTATCAGTTTTAGTCCCACCCCATTTCTTGAGTTCAACCTTGATGAGCATGGCTTTTTCGTTTAAGGCTACTGCCATAAAAATACTCCTATATTTAAGTATTAATTAGTTAATACTTGTTACCAATATGAATCTAACCATTAAGGAAAAACAAAGTTATAAACAACTTTATTTTTTACAGATTCATTTCATAGCATTTCAGCTAATCATCAGTTGGTTTAAAGCGTAATGTCTTGATGTTTGATATCAAAATCAATAAACGCTTTAGTCTTTTTCAAATCAGGATTTGATTCAATTGCATCAGTCATACACAAAATCGCAAACTCATCAGGTAATGTGTCTAAGTATTTCATGAACTTATTGATGTTTTTCTTATCCATTTTCCTAGCGATTATGCTAGTAATTGCATACAAGATAGCTGGGTCAGACTCAGTATCAAGGCTCTCAGGGTCATTTAAGATTTTATCCAATGATGGTAAACCTCTTACAGTTCTCATAAACCCTATCAACTCAGCACTAACTCCTTGTCCAATAGTTCCGGAAAGTAGTTCATGCTCAATATCAGCACTAGGCGATTGAGCCATAATTCTTGAAGCATACTCCCAAGTTCTAGGCGTGGCGTTAATTCCCATTTTTGCATTTTTATCAAAAACAAATAGATTCTCAGGTCTATATCTCATATAGGCTATGACTTCCGGAATAATTTTTCCACTTGATTTTGCCCAGTCTATCCAATCGTCTACGCAAGGCTCAAATTCAAGATTAATAAATCTACCTGCCAATGCTGTATTCATTCTATTTGCTCCGGCTTTATCTGACATCCTATTTCCAGCACCAATTATCACAGTTGATTCAGGAAGTGTATATTCGCCAAGTTGTCTATCTTTAACTAACTGAAACAAAGCGTTTTGTACGCTAGGGCTACCATGAGGTAACTCATCCAAGAACAATATTGTTTTTGGGTCTTTTTCAGTTGGTAAAAATACTGGTGGATTCCACACAGTAACTCCTTCTTTTACGCTAGGTACTCCTCTTAAATCTACAGGGTCTAGCAATGATACTCTCACATCTCTAATCTCAAAACCAAGAGACTTTCCAACTTTGTGGATAATCTCCGATTTGCCGACCCCAACTCCACCATAAACAAATGATGGCTGGTTAATAGAAATGAGAGTGGAAAGTGATTTTTCTAATTGTTTCGCTTTCATATTTACTCCATTTTTGCGATTAATAAAACTGAAATGACTATTTCGCAGTAACTCATTCAGGCATGGGTACTAATCCCATGCGATAGTCAAAATTAAATGGCTAGTTTTAAGGTATGTGGTACTAGCCAACCACGAAAAATTTACCTATACACCCTTAGCATTTTCAAATGCTATCTGAAATGCTGTTTTCTTTTTTACTTTTGGCTTGTAAATTTTCATAGATATTAATTTATCTTGTTGATTCACAACCACTTTTCTTTTTGATTTTTTCATATGCTCTCCATAAGTATTAATCAGTTAATATTTAGTATGTTTTTGTTGCTCCCATAACTAGGTGTGCAACATCAATTAGTTTTTCAATAGTTGACTCTCTCATATGCTTTTGATTTTTCTCATTAACTCTATGATAAGCACCCACGATGTAGGATGCTGTAAACAAATCAACTACCACGCCTTCAACTTTCATTGCTGTTTGGGTCTCTGATATTTCAAATAATTTTCCTAAAGCACTCATTACATCCACCCCATTTTTAAAGCAATATATGAAACAATGCACAATGCCAAAGCAAAGGGCTTTAATACATACCAGCTAAACCATTCCATCCCATTCATATTACTGAAGTGCTTTTTGATCGAAACCCATTCTTTTATTAATCTATTCGCCATTGTCATAACCCCCTAAATGTTGCATAGGGTCTATGTTAGAAATATCACTTTCTATTGAGTTGATATACTCTCCATCGCCTATACATCTATTACCTAAAACATTGTCTAATTCTGCAACTAATCTATTTAGTTCATTCATAATTTCTCCATTTTTAATTATATTTATTACCTATATATGGAACTCCGGAGAGTCCCAAATTTCGCCACCTTTCAGTGTTGCTCGTCAGTAGGTTTATCCTTTGTAAACTGATATTTTCCATGATGCGTAAGGTTCAGCTTCATGCCCTAGTTTTTCAAGTTCTTTCAAACCAAAAATCTTTTCTGCATTTTCCCATACCATATCTCCACCATAATCATCCCATGTTTCGTTGATGATGTCGTAACAGTAGCCACCATCAAAAAGAATCTCAACATTTCCCTCTTCACATTCTCTGATTATTAAATCCTCCCAAATCTGCTTTGCAGTCAATATGCTCTCGTCAGCATATTTATTCACAGCCTTTGTTAAATGTTCAATTACTTTGTTTATTTTCATAATATATTTTCTCCATTAAATTAAAATTATTACCTATATTTTATCGCTTTGGGATTAGCTACTCTTCACACTTACAAGTTTAGTCCCTAGAGACAAGCAAGTTACACGCCGGTTTATCACCAGCATAGCCTTAGCACACATCGATATCCTTGAGTTTTGTGTCCTGTAGGGCTTAAACTCTCCGGAAACCATCCAAACCTTTAGTCTTGCTAAGACATTCGCATATGGACAGAGACGTTCTCAATTAAGCGACACTCTCTCAACCCAAGATAAACGCACTAAGACATGATGTCCGGATTTTTCGTGGTGAGGATTTCTTGGTTACCTCTTTCTCGTTTAAGTCCCATGTATCGATTCAGGCTCTAGGCTTGAACCCTCGAACCATGTCATTGCGACTGGCTCTCATGGGGACTATGAGCATCCCACTAGGGTGTATTTGAAAAGGGGGCAAAATCGCCGTCAATCCCAAATGACAAATGCATCTTAGTTTATTACCCCACAAATGACAAGGATTAAATGATATATATGTTCATCTAATGTTCGCTGTGTGAACTAGTGTTGCTTACGAAGTAAGCGTATGATTGGGTTTAGGCATATATAAACATATGTAAAATAAATTAAATATTAATAGGTTAATAGACATATATGAGTAGTAAAGATAAAGATAAGGGTAACAATAAGGTAACAAGTATTGATGGGTTAACACCTAAGCAAGAGAAGTTTATACAAGGGGTACTATCAGGCATGACTGCTAGTGAGTCATATCGCAATTCATATAGTACCAAGAACATGAAAGACAGTAGCATATGGAGAGAAGCATCAGTACTCATGAGCCACCCAAAGGTTTCCCAAAGGGTTAAGGCTGGATTCAAGAGGAAAGAGCAGTATGGGGTTAGTACAGCCCTCTCTCTTAGACAGTTCGTCACAGATCAATTGATTAAAGAAGCCAAGGATATTAATAACAATGAGTCAGCTAGGATTAGGGCATTGGAAATGATTGGCAAGATATCAGAGGTAGCATTGTTTACTGATAGAGTTGAGACCACTAACAATAACAGGACAAGCGACGAGATCAAGTTAGAGTTGGAGCAAAAGATTCATGAACTGTTTGCTGGTAACAACTAGTTGCTCATGCGTAGGCGTAGGAACTCTAAAAAAAAGGTAGCCAGACCCCACCCACTCCCACCCCCAGTATATAAAAATTTCGACTAGCTCCCTATACACACTGTTTTGCACAAATAATTTCATATTTTTCATATTCACATAGGGGGGGGGTATTTTTTTTCTTCAACCTACTTACTGGTATCTTTTTTATATAAATGTTCGTATAATGTTCTAGGGTCCCCTAGACCCCTATAGGAATATTTATGACAAAAAAGCAATTACTAGTACTGGAAGCAATAGAAAGCCATTGGAAGCAATACAGTTGTGGACCATCATTACAATCAATAGCAGAAGCTGTAGGAGTATCTTCTAAAAGTACTATACACGCTATGATTAAAAGATTAGAAGAGGGTGGCTGGGTTACTATGCAACCTAATAGATGGCGTACAGTTATGAGTACTAGAAATAGTCCATTTAAAAACTTTAATAAAAGCCTTGACGAACAAGTGAAGATATGAAACTATGTACAAAATAGGGAGATTTATCGGTTTATCTAGTTTAAAACTAACTAGTAGAACACTAGCTAGTATTAAACTAAGTTTTATATATAGTTTTATACTAGATACTAGTATTAAACTAGAAGAGTTTTGTGGTGCTTCTAATTATATTTTTACATACTCCAACAAAGTTACTACTCCATACTTTGTTTTTTTAGGAGTGCCACACTTTGATTGATCTAGACAAATTAACAAGTTTGCCCGAAGAACAACAAAAAGCTTTATTGGATTTACTTGACGATTATAAAAATACAAAGAATCAAGAACAATCAGCAGAACATTTTTTATTTTTTGCAAAAGAAATGTGGAGTGCTTTCATTGAAGGTTACCATCATAAGATTATGGCTGATGCCTTTGACGATGTTAAGAATGGTAAATTAAAAAGATTAATAATAAACATGCCACCTAGACATACTAAGTCTGAGTTTGCATCTTATTTATTACCTGCATGGTTTTTAGGTTGCTTTCCTGAAAAAAAAATAATCCAAGTTGCTCATACTGCAGAGTTGGCAGTTGGTTTTGGTAGGAAAGTTAGAAACCTTGTTGGTTCTGCAGATTACAAAAGAGTATTTCCTAATGTTGGATTACAATCGGATTCAAAAGCTGCTGGTCGTTGGAATACGAACAAGGGTGGTGATTACTTTGCGATTGGTATAGGTGGAGCAGTTACTGGTAAAGGTGCTGATTTGCTTATTATAGATGACCCTCATTCAGAACAAGAAGGACAAAGTGGAGACCCTTCTGTATTTGATAAGGTTTATGAATATTATACTTCTGGTCCTCGTCAGCGTCTCCAACCCGGAGGTGCAATCATCATTGTTATGACAAGATGGCACAAACGAGACTTGACCGGACAAATTTTAAAAGCTTCTACTCAAAGAGAAGGTTCTGATGATTGGAAAGTTATAGAGTTCCCAGCTATATTGCCATCAGGTAAAAGTCTATGGCAAGAGTTTTGGGACATTAAAGAATTAGAAAAATTACGAGCTGAGTTACCTGTAGCCAAATGGTCTGCACAATACCAGCAAGACCCTACATCGGAAGGTGCTGCCATAATCAAGAGAGAGTGGTGGAAAGTTTGGGAAGATGAGAAGCCTCCTGAGTGTGAATTTGTAATACAGTCATGGGACACAGCATTTTTAAAAACACAGCGTTCTGACTACTCTGCGTGTACCACATGGGGTGTTTTCTATAAACCAGACGATGATGGAGTTACACAACCACAAGTTATATTATTGGATGCTTACAAAGAAAGACTAGAGTTTCCTGATTTAAAAAAGAAAGCTTTTGAAATGTATAACGATTGGCAACCTGAAGCATTTGTTGTTGAAGCTAAAGCAGCAGGTCTGCCTTTGATATTTGAATTAAGGCAAATGGGCATACCAGTATCAGAATATACACCAAGCAGAGGTAATGATAAGATAGCTAGGGTTAATGCTGTTGCAGATTTATTTGCATCTGGAATTGTTTGGGCACCTGATAGAAGATTTTCAGAAGAAGTGATTGAAGAATTTGCTTCATTCCCTTCAGGTGAACATGACGATTTAGTAGATTCTTCTACACAAGCATTATTAAGATTTAGACAAGGTGGATTTATACCTTTACACTCAGACGAAGAAGATGAAGACTTACCACCACGAGACGCTAACTACTACTAGGAGATTAAATGGCAGAGAAACCATTACAGACACCGGAAAAATTTGTTGAAGATTCACCATTAGAAATATTAATTACTAATCCTGATGAAGTATCTGTTATGTCTGAAGAAGGCGGAATGATTATAGATTTTGACGAAGGCTCTGAAAACGAAACAGAAAACTTTGACGATAATATCGCAGATTTTATGGATAAAAACGAACTTGAGTCATTGTCAAATGAACTAGTAGGTTATTATAATTCAGACAGAGAATCTCGTAGTGACTGGGAACAAACTTATACAAAAGGATTAGACCAGTTAGGTTTAAAACAAGAAGAACGAACAGTTCCTTGGAATGGTGCTTGTGGTGTATTCCATCCCTTACTAACTGAATCAGTTGTAAGATTTCAAGCAGAAGCTATTACAGAACTATTTCCAGCTAAAGGACCAGTAGATACCAAAATAATTGGTGAACTAACTACAGAAAAACAAGAACAATCAGAAAGAGTTAAAGATTATCTTAATTATCTATTAACTGAAAAAATGAGTGAATACAGAACTGAAACCGAAAAGATGTTATTTAATTTGCCATTGGCAGGTTCTGCTTTTCGTAAAGTATATTATGACCCAACATTAAATAGACCAGCTAGTATGTTTGTACCGGCAGAAGATTTTGTTGTAAGTTATGGTGCATCTGACCTTACTACTTGCGACAGAGCAACTCATGTAATGAAGAAAAGCACTAATGATATTAGAAAGCTACAGGTAGTTGGTTTTTATAGAGATATTGAATTACAAACACCATCAGCTAATCATTCAAATATACAAAGTAAATATGACGAATTAACAGGTGATAGCTCATCATATGACTATGACCAAAGACATACTGTTTTAGAAATGCATGTTGACCTTGACTTAGAAGGTTTTGAAGACATGAAAGACGAAGAAGCAACAGGTATAGCATTACCTTATGTTGTCACACTAGATTATCAATCAGGTACTATTCTTTCTATTCGTAGAAATTTTTTAGAAGAAGACCTACAGAAAAAACGAAGAGATCACTTCGTTCATTATCAATACCTACCCGGAATGGGATTTTATGGTTTTGGTCTAATACATCTTATAGGCGGAATAGCTAAATCAGCTACAAGTTTATTAAGACAGTTGGTTGATGCAGGAACTCTCAGTAACTTACCGGGTGGTTTAAAATCCAGAGGATTAAGAATCAAAGGCGATGATACCCCTATCATGCCGGGTGAGTTTAGAGATGTAGATGTGCCCGGTGGTGCCATCAAAGATAACATAGCCTTCCTTCCTTACAAGGAACCTTCGTCTACTTTGTATTCTCTTTTACAAAACTTAGTAGATGAGGGAAGAAGGTTTGCTTCATTAGCAGATATGAAAGTGTCTGATATGAATAGTCAGGCTCCTGTTGGCACCACATTGGCACTTTTAGAAAGGTCTTTAAAAGTTATGGGTTCAGTACAAGCTAGAATACATAACTCTTTAAAACAAGAATTAAAAATATTATCAAGAATAATATTCGATCATGGACCAACAGAATATCCTTATGATATTAAAGGTAAAGAACTTGTATCAGAAGACTTTGATAGTAAAGTAGATATAGTTCCTGTGTCTGACCCTAATGCTGCTACAAAAGCTCAAAGAATAATGCAGTATCAAGCAGCACTTCAGTTATCACAACAAGCACCTCAAATGTATAACATGCAAGAGCTACACAGACAGATGCTTGATGTACTAGGTATTAGAGATGCTGATAAAATAGTTCCATTAGAAACTGAAATAGAACCAACAGACCCTGTTTCAGAAAATATGAATATGATGAATGGCAAACCTACTAAAGCATTTATGTATCAAGACCATGAAGCTCATATCAAAGTACATATGGCTGCTATGCAAGACCCTAAAATTAGAGAACTAGTTGGTCAAAGTCCAAATGCTTCATCTATTATGGCTGCATTTTCAGAGCATGTAACAGAACATATAGCATTTCAATATAGAAAAGAAATTGAAAAACAAATGGGTGTACCTCTTCCACCTCCTAATGAACCATTACCGGAAGATGTTGAATTACAATTATCACAACTTGTGTCTGAAGCTGCTGAAAGAGTACTAGCAGATAGTCAAGCTGAGAAACGACAAAAAGAAGTTCAAGAAAAACTTGAAGACCCTGTTGTACAGCAACGAGAAAAAGAATTACAAATTAGAGAACAACAAGTTCAAAGCAAAATGCAAAGCGATTCTATGAAAATTTCAGCAGACCTTGAGAAGTCAAAAGCTAATCAAGAAATAGAAAAAGAAAGAATTTCATCACAAGAAAGAATAGCTGGTGCACAGATTGGATTTAAGGCTGCAAGTGAAAATGCAAAATTAAGTAGCAAAGAACAGTTAGAAGGTGTTAAGATTGGTAAAGAGATAGTAGAAACATTGTTTGAAAATAAATAATTATGAGTGCTTCACAAGAAAATATAGTTAATAATTTACAAACAAAGATAAGGGATCGCATGAATGAACATGCTGACCATATGAGTACAGGCAACTGTAAAGATTTTGAAGAATACAGGTATTTCACGGGAATAATAGCTGGACTAGCTTTAGTAGAAAGAGATATTCTTGACCTACTTGAAATAGTAAATCGACAATAAAGTCGCAAGGACCTAGACCTATATCTAGTGCAAAGGAGAATTGAATGGCGTCTACAAAAAAAGTAGAATCTGTTAAAGCTGTAACGAGTGATGAACAAGCTCGTAAAGCAAAACAACTACCTATACCAAAAGGTTACAAGCTATTAATAGCTTTACCCGAAGCCGAAGAAAAAACTAAAGGCGGAATTATAAAAGCACAACAAACAATGCAAATCGAAGAAGTCGGTTCAATTTGTGGATTTGTTCTTAAAATGGGCGAAGACTGTTACAACGATAAAACAAGATTTCCAAGTGGACCTTTCTGTAAAGAAGGCGATTGGATTATTATGCGTTCTTATTCAGGTACTAGATTTTTAGTACATGGAAAAGAATTTCGTTTAATCAATGACGATAGCGTTGAAGCTGTAGTCGAAGACCCAAGAGGTATAGTTAAGGTATTATGATAGAAGAAAATAACACCGTAGAACAAGAAGTTATAGAAGAAGTTTTTCAACCTGCAACTTCTGCTGAAGATAAATTTTTTGGAGTAACAACCACTATTGGTAAAACTCCTGATGAAAGAAAACAAAAATCTGAAGAAACTAAATCAGAAATTGAAGTTGAGATTCTTGACGATAGACCAATTGATGATAGAAAACCACAAAGAACACAATCAAAAAATGATGATGATTTAGAATCTGAAATTGATGGTGTTGATGACCAAGTTAAAAAAAGAATTAATAGACTCAAGTATGAGTATCACGAAGAAAGAAGAGCAAAAGAAGCATCTCATAAAATTAGAGATGAATCAGTAGGATATGCTCAACAAGTTTTAGCTGAAAACAAAAGATTATCAGCTTTAATAAACAAAGGTGAAGAAGCTTTACTAGGTCAAATATCTGCTAAATCAACTGCTGAGTTAGAAAAAGCAAAACAAGAATTTAAAGACGCTTATGAAAGCGGTGATAGTGATAAGATGTTAGATGCTAATGAGAAGATATTAAATTCTCAAGTTGATTTAAAATCTACTAATGAAAAATTAAATTACTATCAACAAACAAACCAAGTTGTACAACAACCTGTACAACAACCTGTTCAACAACAGGTACAACAAAATGTATCTGAACAATATGCACCACCTGATGCTAAAGCTGTATCATGGTTGCAAGAGAATAAATGGTTTGGAAGTAAAGATCATAGAGATATGACTGGTTATGCGTATGGACTACATGAGACTCTTATACAAGATGAAAATATAGTTCCTACAAGTGACGAGTATTATCAGGAAGTTGACAAGCGTATGCATGGCAAATTTCCTGAGTTTTTTGGAACAAAAGAACAAGCTGAAAGTAATGGCGAAGTCGTTACTACAACTGCGATTTCCAAAAAACCATCATCGGTGGTAGCACCTGCTGTTAGAAGTAACGGCTCAGTACCCCGCAAAGTGCAGTTAACAGCAACTCAAGTCAACCTCGCAAGAAGACTTGGGATAACACCAGAGCAATATGCCAAACAAGTCGCTAAGGAGATGAATAATGGCTGAAGATAAAAATATAGAAGTAACTGAAGAAGTTACAAGAGCAGCAAGAGAAGCAGAATCCAGAACTAAAACTGCAAGACGAACTGATACATGGGAACCACAATCCAAATTACCTAATCCAGCACCACAAGACGGATGGGTATTTAGATGGGTGGCAACAAGTATCTTAGGTCAACCAAATAATGTTAATGTTTCTTCTAAGTTTAGAGAAGGCTGGGAACCTGTGAAAGCAGAAGACCATCCTGAATTAAATTTAGTAAGTGACCACGGCTCAGAATGGGCTGGGAAAGGTAACATGGAAGTTGGTGGACTTTTGTTATGCAAAGCTCCAAAAGAACTTATGGAGCAAAGAGATGCGTACTATAAAAATATGGCACAAACTCAAATGGAAGCTGTGGACAATAATTATTTAAAAGAAAATGACCCTCGTATGCCTATGTTAAAACCAGAACGCAAAACAAGGTCAACTTTTGGCGGTGGCTCTAAGTAAATATTTTACTGAGCTGCTATATATAAACTTTATTTAAAAGGAAATTAATATGTCAGCAACGGCAACACCAATGGGTGCTGAACCAGTCGGAACTTTAAGTGCAAGTGGCTCCTACACAGGAAAAATGAGACATTACAAAGTTGCGTCTAACGACAGTACTGCAATATTCTATGGAGATTTTGTTAAAATGACCAGTGCAGGTGTAGTAACACTTGATAATGGCACAGCAACATTAACCCCAATAGGAGTATTCATGGGATGTTCTTATACAGACCCGAATACAAAACAATTAACATTTTCACAATTTTATCCAGCATCAACTGTTGCTAGTGATATTAGTGCTTATGTTTTAAACGACCCTTTTGTTGAATTGAGAATGCAAGGTGACGCAACCTTGGCTCAAACAGCATTAGGAAACAATGCAGCAGTTGTACAAACTGCTGGAAGTACAAGTATTGGCAGAAGTAAAAACTCTGTAGATTCTTCTACAATCGCAACCACAAATACATTACCTGTAAAAATTATCGAGTTCATTGACGGACCAGATAGTGCAGTAGGTGATGGATTTACAGATGTAATTGTTATGTTCAATGTTGGACATCAATTGCTTAATACAACAGGCATCTAATCCCCTAGGAGGAAATTATAATGGCTATCGCAAGACCACAAATGATGAAAGAACTTCTACCCGGACTTAATGCTCTGTTTGGGTTGGAATACGAAAAGTACGATGATGAGCATACTATGATTTACGAAACTGAATCTTCGGATAGGTCTTTTGAAGAAGAAGTACAGTTAAGTGGATTTGGTCAAGCTAGTGTAAAAAATGAGGGTTCAGCAATCAACTATGATTCTGCACAAGAAAGTTTTACAGCTAGGTATAACCATGAAACTATTGCATTAGGCTTTGCAATCACAGAAGAAGCAATCGAAGATAACCTCTACGATTCTTTATCTGCTAGATATACAAAGGCTTTAGCAAGAGCAATGGCTTATACAAAACAAGTGAAATCTGCAGCTCCATTAAACAATGGATTTAGCAACAGCTTCCAATCAGGTGATGGTGTAAATTTATTTACAGCAGCTAGTGATGGAGTTACTGGTGGTGGAGGTCATCCATTAGTTAATGGAGGTACTAACAGCAATAGACCAGTAACTGGTGCTGATCTTAATGAGACATCTTTAGAAGATGCAATCATTAATATTGCGGCTTTCAAAGACCAAAGAGGATTGCTTATTGCAGCTAAACCTAAAAGATTAATTGTTCCACCTGCTCTGCAGTTTACGGCAACTCGTCTTTTAGAGTCTCAAATGAGACCGGGAACAGCAGACAATGATATAAATGCTATCACCAATAATGGTGCTATACCTGAAGGATATATGGTTAACCATTATCTTACAGATACAAATGCATTTTACATCATTACTGATGTACCGAACGGCATGAAGCATTTCCAAAGAACTGCTTTGGAAACGTCTATGGATGGAGATTTTGATACTGGTAATGTTAGATATAAAAGTAGAGAAAGATATAGCTTCGGCGTATCTGACCCACTAGGTATCTATGGTTCACCGGGTTCAAGTTAAGTCTTGATTCTTTAAGGGAGGCTTCGGTCTCCCTTTTTATTCTAGGTATTTTTATTAATCAGTCTATCAACTGCCCTAGCAGACTTTGCCAAGATGATAGATTATTTCTTTTAGGAGAAAAATATGGCTAACACAACATTTAATGGACCAGTAAGGTCCGAAAAGGGTTTTGAACAAATTGCAGTAGATGCAACAACTGGAGCAGAAACAACTAATTTTGATATAGATGCAAGTGGTAATATTACCGATGTAGGCTCGATTGCATCCGATGGTGCTATTTCTACTACAAGCACTATATTAGGTAAGAAAGTAATTAATACAACTTTTAATGCTAGTGCTGCTAAATCAGAAGCTATAACAGCAGCTCAATCAGGAACTTTGTTTTTAATTGACGGCACAAATAATAATGTAATTAC